GTCTCTTCGGGTGTCAAGGTTCGACCTGTAATCAGCGGCCCGCAACTTGAAGTAGCTGCAACAAAGAACTTGCACCCCTTGCAGGTCTCCCATCGCTCTTTTCTTATTTCATTGTTCACTCTCAAGTGTAGCATTTCCGGTATATTGTTTGAGTAATCTTATCGCCTCGTCCAAATCTTTTTTTAATGTAGTCCTTCCGATTCCCGTAATCTTTTGTAGTGTCTTCATTTGGAATCCATGTTGCCTTCTTAATTCTATCAGTTCCATTTGGTAGGGTGTGAGCCAATTGACAAGTACGTCGATTTGTTCGCTTTTGAGTGGTAACTCAGTAATCTCATCGGGTGGTTCTTCGATATAATCCCGGTATTCGATAATGGTCTGTTTTCTCTTTCCGGGCATTGTCTCAAGGAATATCCACCGGTTGACGTAGTAAAACAGCGATCCTTTCCGTTCCTGCTCACACGCGATCCGTTCTGCCGTCCCGCTTTGAATGATGCGATCGAGAATATCATGCAGTAGCTCCTCTCCTTCGTTCTTGCTTCGCTTGCGCCTGACGGCATAATCCCGCCATATCTTGTAGTGCTTCTGAATTTCTTCATTGAGACAGGTCATTTATTTTGTACAAATGTTTGGCGCGTGTACTGTTTTTCGTACATTCGCACCACCAATATAGCACAATGAAAGGACGCGAGTACTTATCTTCAATAAAAAAACTTCAAACATCCTATACTTTGAGTGAGGTGGTTGAAGTTATTGAATCCATTGAAAAATCAAAAGTAAGGCTGTCTCCTTACCGTAATATCCGGGATTTAATTGAACAGGAATTTGGAACGGTGGAAGAGTTCGGAAAGGCAATTGGTTTATCACGTCACCATTGCTACCATTTAATCGCTGACCCGCGTAAACTTCGAATCGCCCATCTTTTTGGACTCAAACGAAAGGGTGTTGAACCTGTTGATGTGTTGTCAATGTTAGGGGAGGGCGATGAATGAGTAACAGAAGAATGATGTATATTTTATCAGCTGTATATCCGAAGGTTGGCAATATGTTCGGATGCAACTTGATAACCGAAGTAATCAAAGTGATTCCCGATTCTTATGGTTATCGTTATTCCTGTTATGTTGAGATTATTAATGGTGACTTAAAATGAACGAGTTTAAAATCATATCAGTTGCCGAAGTTCCTGTTTTTACTGAAAACCGTTTGTCATGGCAGTACCTTTTCGAGGTCAAACTGATCAAAAATCGTGGATCAAAAGAGTTGTTTTTGCCAAATGTAAAAACGGTTATGCTGCTTATGACCACGCACAATCAATTGAAGCAACCGTTCACTCAATGGGCGCGTGTATTTGGAAATACGCCCGTGAACTACAAGCCTCTGAACCCGAATCAGTTGAAATGACAATTGCAGAGATTGAACAGGCACTTGGAAAGAAAATAAAGATTAAAGGATGAAAACACAAACAAGATTCATTGATCCTGAGACTGGGAAATATTATCACACAATATACTTTGAGATAGTTTCAAGAGAAGGTATTTCAATTGAAGATTACAAAAGGATTGAAGGGATAATTGAAGATGAAATTTACAAAATAATGAACCGATGAATGATCTATTCATTACATGGCTCAAAGAGTATTATGATTTACTCGATAAAGCCCCATACTGGAAAAACAATGAGTTACTGAAATATTTAATTCAGAACAATTGTGGTCGCGGTTTTATTGGTTACGCTTGTGAAAAACAAGATGGATATAACCAATATCAAAGGGAATCGGTTTATCATTTGTATTATTACTTTGCCGGATTACACGCTCAGGAATGTAATGCATTTCAACATTATCACAATCCTCATTTTGATGATGATCTGACATGTAGAGTAATAAACGAGTTTAATTTTATAGAATCCCTAATTTGGTTTATTGAAAAGGACAAAAAATGAACGCAATAATAACCGCAGTAAACGACCGACGCCACATCAGTCCGTTGATTTTTGAATGCTTCAAAAGGCTGTCAGATAAGTTTAACGACCTTGCTTTAATCGTTGCCTATACTTCGCCAGAAGATGGGGCAATGGTTCAACAATGGGCGGCAGAACACCCCCGAGTTCATCCCGTTGGCCCCATCCGTAATGTCGCAGGACACAAGTTCGACATCGCGTTAAAATACGCTTACGACTCCGTGAGCAATTTTCAAGGGTTCATCATCATGGGCGACGACGATTCAATCAGTTCGGATTATTACAAGTTAATCACTCGGTCAGGTTATCACTATGCCGGAACTAATTCCTGTGCGTTTCTCGATGTAAAATCAGGTCAGGCCATGCGTCACGAATATTCGACCGAAAATAAGTTAATCGGGGCGGGTAGGTACATTAGTCGCGAAGCAGTCAGACAAACCTGCATTGAAACAAAAGTAAGGTTCATTCGCGAATGCCACCTTTCCGGGAAATCTTACAACGCGGATTCGATTGAAGTGGTTAGTAATGACGCGGCCACTTATCTTGTCAATGAACGACAGGCAAAGTTAATGCACAGGGATAAATGGGTTGGACTTTGGAGGCATGAGGGTAAACGCGCCCTTGACCACATGAGCGAGGTAAAACTTGTTGTCAATGGATTCGTACCCGTACCGTTTAATTCTCAGGAGATCCACGTCACCGACTGTAAGAGTTACGCGGGAGAAAATCCTACCAATATTTGGCCTTATTCAATCCTCGAAAAAAAATGTAAGTCTATTACATTTGAACGGGCAACTTGGTTTATGAATGAGGCAGAACTTAAAATCATAAAATCAAAATGAAAAGCGACTACGACAAAGCCCTGAGACTTCAGGAACTATTCGATCAACGAGTTGATTTAATGTGGATACACCCAACGGCAATAGTACACGACAATGTTATTCTTGGGGATAACAATTGGATCGGGCCTTACTGCATCATCGGAGGCGCGCCCGAATACCCCAATCGAAGACCCGACGAGCCATGTGGAGGGGTTCAAATTGGAGATAACAATATCTTCCACGGTCATGTTACCATTGACGCGGCAACCGATTGGAACGCTTGGACTATTATCGGTGATGACAACACCTTCATGAAGGGGTCACACATCGGGCATGACTGCCAAATAACCAACAGTTGTGTGTTTAGCTGCGGGTCTAAGATTGGAGGGTTCAGCAGAATCTATGAGAATACCACAATCGGCCTGAATGCGACCGTACATCAATTTTCTTTAATTCATAAAGGAACCATGCTCGGAGCATCATCTTTTTTTAAAGGAACGACAAAAAGTTATTTCCAAACATGGGCAGGCGTCCCCGCGAAGTTCATAAAAGTTAATCAGCATTTAATTGATAAATTGAACAAATGAAAATCGGAATTGTCCTACCCTTCCACCTTCGAGGTGCAAACAATAACCTGCCGTATGCGTTCACGTTCCGTTACTACTCAAAACTGAAACATTTGGTTCACGTCTGCGGATCGGAAGGAAATTTATCGCTGAATTTCGCAGTAAAACACGGGCCACAATGCAGGTACGTTGAAGTGAAACAAGGGCCGATCTGCAATGAATCCGCCGGCAACGATGTACTCAGAAAAAAGTTCAACGACTCACTCAAAACACTTCCAAAAGATCTCGATTGGTATTGTCTTGCAGGGGCGAATGATATTGTTTCACCTGACTTCTTTCGTCAACTTGAAGTACTTGACCCCACGGGAATAAAAATGGCAGGGGTGGGGATGGATCAGAAACTATTCTGTGTGGAAATGTACCGAAATAATATCGTGACATCTTGGAAACTTCAGTATCAGATACCACTCAAACTACTTCCGGGAATAAACTGTTTTAGTTACGAAGCGATGCAAGTCGTCAATTTCGAACCGTACGCAAGAAAAGGATGTGAGACAGGGGCGGAGCAGTTAATCGCTGAAATTGGGGAGATTTGCCCGCTTAATGGAAGTGTAACCATGCTGAAAGGAAAGCACGATCTCAATTCAATGGATTCTATCAAAAGGAAACACAAACAAGTTGATCTATCTCAGGCAGATGTTGAGTATCTTCGGGGGTTGTTATGATAAAACTGTTGCCCCGTCAGGAAGAGTGTATTGATGCCTTATCGCGTCACACGGATACGCGCCTTGTACTTTACGGAGGGGCGGCAGGTGGCTCGAAATCTTTCACGGGGTGCTATTGGCAAATAGCCCGCAGGTTGAAGTATAAGGGTTCGCGCGGGTTAATTGGTCGCTCGGAGTTAAAAAACCTTAAATTAACCACGCTAAACACGTTTTTCGAGGTGGCTAAGATGTTTGGCCTGACTAACGGCAATCATTTTGAATTAAACGCCCAGAGCAATGTGATCCACTTTCACAATGGATCGGAAATTATTCTGAAAGACTTATTCAGCTATCCATCAGATCCAAATTTTGACAGTCTCGGATCACTCGAAATTACAGACTTTTTTGTCGATGAAGTGGCGCAAGTAAGTAAAACAGCCATTGATATTTTGCAATCCCGCGTCAGGTACAAATTGAATGAGTTTGATCTGAAACCAAAAGGACTTATGACCTGCAACCCGTCAAAGGGGTGGCTGTACAACGATTTTTACAAACCAAGTCGGGACGGAAGACTCAATCCGCAATGGCAATTTATACCCGCGTTACCTACCGACAACCCTCACTTACCTGAGACCTACTTCGATCAGTTCAAATACATGAGCGAACAGAACCGCAAACGCCTACTTGAAGGAGATTGGGATTTCGACCAAAGCCCCGACAGGTTATTCGAATATGACGCGCTGCTTCAAATGTTCAACGACACACAGGGAGAAGGAAAAATGTACATCACCTGCGATCCTGCGGCAATGGGAGACGACCGAACTGTTATCGGAGTTTGGAAGGGATTGAACCTAATTAAAATCCACGAATTCCGGCACAAGTTCCCCCATGAAGTTGCAACCATTTTGAGACAGTTGGCGCAAGATCATCAGGTTCCATTAACCAACGTCGTTGTGGATAGTGACGGACTGGGAATAGGTGTCAAAGGAATATTGAAATGCCGTGAATTTCTCAATGGGTCATCAGCAGTTGATAAAACTCACTACGCTAACTTAAAATCGGAGTGCTATTTTAAGTTGTCAGAGTACGTCAGGATGAACCGCGTACACATCAACGACCACCGCGAAAGAGATACGATTATCAAAGAACTTGACATCATCAGAGATACGTCAAACGAGGATAAAAAGAAGACCGTTACGCGAAAGGAAGACATCAAAGCAAAGCACGGGTTTTCTCCCGACTATGCCGACATGATAATGATGCGAATGTTTTTCGAATTGAAACCGAACTATGGGGTGTATTCTTACGCTTAGAACCCGCGTCAATTCTACAAAAATAAAAATATTTCAGATTTTTCTTGGATTTTCGAAAAAGATATATTTACCTTTGTGGGGTCAATCAATAACAAACTTTTAAAAATTTCGCAACATGAACAATCTCAGTAACACAATCTACACAACCGAAATCTGTAACTCAATAGGTAGAATATACAGGCACTCTATTATGTGGATGTATGCCGACGAAAGTAACCAATATGACGCTGATGGCAACGCAGTATTATATAATGATGAAGACGAACATAACGGGATAACAGTACCTGTATTGGTGGAGTACAATCGGAACGCTCCGATTATTGTAGAATTTTTAAATTCTAATAACCTACCTTCAATCGAGTTAGAAAAAACAGAGTAACACCGCAGTTTCCGCGAAATTCTGCGGAATCGCCGCCCCGCCACTACCAAGTGTGCGGGGATTTGGCGGCAAAAGACATTCAATAACTTAAAACACCAACATCATGGACAAAGTAATGTTAAAGTCAATTCTTGGGCTTGCAGTGTACCGCACACACAACAGAATTGCAAAACATTTAGATATTCCATTTATTGATGCCCATATTCTCGACGGCATATCAGCCGAACTATTTAAAGAACTTAAAGACACTTTTAATGGCGCCCTACTCAAAAGCTGAAATCCATTTCATCCGCGATAACATGGGTAAAATGCCGACCTATGTTATCGCATGGAAACTCAGACGTAAAGAATCGGCAGTAATTCAAAAATACAATAACCTTTTAAAATCAAAATTGAAATGAAAACCTACTCCAACGACCCCGAAGAACTTGAAAGAATGTTTGAGACTGGATACATGATTGTTAAAGTAGTATTTATCTTCTCCGCAATCATGGCAGCCGTTAACCTTATTTACTTGTACTTATGAAATTAGACATCAAAGGAGCGATCAGTTACTATAACGCGCACCGGAATCCGAACGAAAGAAAGATGACAGTTACTCTGTTGGCCTTAAAAGTATTCGAACGCGACAACAGGCTACTCACGGCATCAAAAGTTATCTATCTCTCGAAATGGGCGAACGGAACCGATCTCACAAAGTGTAATTTATTGCACATTCAGACAATCATCAACGAAACAGGATATTCACTTACTCAATTAATTAGATTATGAGCAAAGACATCAAACCCTATTCCCAAACATTGTACTATCGGGATTCAATTGAACTTGATATTACCTACTATTTTAAAGTTGCAAAGCAGATCAGCAACACTACCCGCTACGAAGTAATTGCACTAAGTGACCAACCCGATTTATTGGATTCAATAGAAGCTAGTAAAAACATCGATGATTGCGTTTATATTTTAGTGGAAAAAACCATTCAAAAGATGTGCGAACGCGGGCAGATCAACCTGTTGTAACATTTTAGAAAGCTTTTGTATTTTAGAAAGTTTTGCGTATCATTGTACCTAATAACAAAACCCATTTATCATGTCAGAACTCAAAACACATTGGAAGAAATTAGTCAATCCGGATTATCTCGGAGCTTACAGCCTCCAACCCGGTGAAGTCAAAACACTTACAATCGCCAAAGTCAGTCTGCAAAAGGTCATCGGAACAGGTGGTAAAAAACAGGATTGCATGGTGGTTCAGTGGCAGGAAAAGGAAAAGCCTATGATCCTTAACCGAATCAACGCAAAGATGATTACTAAGATTTACGGCACTCCACACATTGAGGATTGGGCCGGAAAGAAGGTCAGAGTCTATGCTGAATTGGTTGATGCATTCGGAGAGCAGGTAGAAGCCCTGAGAATTAAATATGAGCAGGTTCAACTTCCGGTACTGACCAAAGAAATGCCGGCATATCAGAACGTTATCAAGTTTATTGTCGAAGGTGGCTCACTTGCTGACGTTGAAAGAAAGTACATACTAACCGATGAAATTAAAGCCGATCTCGCAAATGACACTATCTAAGGAAAGACTCGGAAAATTTACCGCTTCCGGAATACACAAGTTATTTGTCGGAGGTAAGGGAGCAACCCGCGAATCTTACATTCAAGAAAAGGCAGAGGAAGCCGTATTAGGTCACGCACGAGTGTTTAGCAACCGAAACACAGAACACGGCCACATGAATGAATATGAGGCTATCGAATCGTTCCAAGAGGTCTCAGGACTACTTGTTGAATATTTGGAACAGGAATACTTTCCGATTAACGAGAACTGCGGGTCTACACCCGATGCTAAGGTGGTTGACTTCTCAGGGAATACAATCGCCTCGGTTGACGTAAAGTGTCCGACTACTCAATTCTTTTCTCAGAAAATGATGATGGTAAAAGAATCAAAGCCGGAATATCAGAACGTGCCGAAAGAATACTTTTATCAGGCCCAGGTTCAAATGATGTCACTCGGAGTTGATACGCACTACCTTGTACGGTATCTTACAAAGTCTGATCTTGACTACGAAGGGAATAAGATTGAGTACAACCTGCCTTTGAACGTTCGCCTGTATTGGAAAAAAATAACAGCCGATCCAATTGTTCAACAGAGTATTTTAGATGCCGTTGAACTGGCAGCGAAAGAACGAGATTTGTTAATTGAGATATTCACCAAGCCAATGATTGAGGAATGAACTCAATAACGCCTACGGCTTGGCGAAGTGGGGGAATTTAACCCACAAAAGCCTATTAGAATTATTAACGTTTAATAACAGATAAAAGATGAGAGAAGTACCAAAGACCCCATTTTGCCAAGCCGATCGTAGCGGTAGTGCATCTGTGGATTTATTCGGCAACCAAATAGTAAAAGATGAATTACTACGTGATAAATTCATTGAGCCTCCTTTTTCAGTATTAGATAGTAAGTCTGGTAATTGGCGTAAAAGAGTTAATAAATGGAAGCGACTTGGCTTTAAAAGTGAAGTTGGAAGAAAAGATACATCAACCAAAAATGGTAACCTTCAAAGAATGATTGCCAACAGCGACCATAACCCATCAAGAAAAGATAACATTTCAATCTTCGACCCTGCACTTGCTGAATTAATTTATCATTGGTTTTGTGAACCTAATGGACTAATTCTTGACCCTTTTGCAGGTGGAAGTGTTAGGGGTATTGTGGCAAATTATTTAGGCTTTAAATATACTGGTATTGATATTAGGATTGAACAGATTGAAAGTAATCGTGAACAGGCTTTAAATATACTTACAGTAAATAATCAGCCACAATGGTATGTAGGCGATAGTAATGAAGTATTAGACATTGAATTTAATCATAAGTTTGATTTAATATTTTCTTGCCCTCCTTATGCCGATTTAGAAGTTTACAGCGATTTACCTAATGACATAAGCAATATGCCTTACAATGATTTTATGTTAGCATACAAAAGTATTATTAAAAAATCTGCTAATCATTTAAAAGTAGGTGGTTATGCTTGTTTTGTTGTTGGAGAGGTAAGAAATAAAAAAGGCGATTATATTGGTTTTGTGCCTGACACAATTGAAGCAATGAAAGAAGCTGGGCTTAAATATTATAATGAATGTATTTACTTAAATGGACTTGCTGGAGCTTGCCTTACTGCTGGTCGAATTATGGGTATTAGCAGAAAAGTAAAAAAGGTTCATCAAAATGTATTGGTCTTTCGTAAAGTGTAGGGTCTGTCCTGCATTACCGCTAACGTCAAAGCATTGGCGAAGGCAGGGAATAGCAGTACTTCTGTTCAATTACTTACCAATGCTCAATAGGATTACAAATGTTCAAAATTAGTACGTCAGCCCTG